ATAAAAGGGGGCAGTATGTCCGAAGATAAAACACAAGCAGCTACAGAAACAGTTAGTGAAAGTCCTGCTACAGAAACTACTCAAGATAGCTCTAATGAGCAGTATATTGCAGAAAGCAAGAAGTACAGAAAAAGAGCTCAGGATGCTGAAACTCGTTTAGCAAAATTAGAAAAAAGTCTTGCTAAGGCAGAAGAAAGTAAACTTAAAGAAAAAGAAGAATTTAAAACCTTATATGAACAGGCTTCTTCTAAGGTCGAAAGTTTAACTAATAATGCTGAAAAGTGGGACAAGTATGAGGAAACTAAAAGAGCAACTCTACTAGAGAACCATCCTGAAGATGAAAGAGAGTCTTTATCTAAATTAGATTTAGAAACTCTTGAATATGTAACTAATAAAATTAACAATGTCAAACCAAATGCTCCTGAAGTAGCAGGGAATCCTAGAAAAGATTATAAAGACTATAATCAAGATTGGACTAAGATGGATGCCAAGGAACGAAGGGATAAATGGAATGACATCATAGCTTCGGCTGTGAAAAAATAACAGCTCGTAAAGAGCAAGGAGTTTAAAGATGGCAATAACAGGTGGAATGTTAGGTGCTGCTCACACAACCTCAAGTGCAGATGATTTTGTCCCTGAGTTGTGGAGTAATGGTATCTATAGATATTTTGAAAGAGGAACAATTTTCAAGGCTTTGATTGAAGATTATTCTTCTTTAGTAAAAGGTAGTGGAGATATAGTTAATATCCCACAAATTGATTTTGATGCTTCATCAGACAAAGCTGCTGATACATTGGTAACTTATGATGCAACAGCAACAACAGTAACTCAATTAGCAATAAACAAACATAAGTATAATGCTATGTTATTTGAAGATATACTTCAAATTCAAGCAAATGCTGATTTAGTAGCAAAATATACTCAAATGTTTGGCGAAGCTCTTGCTAGAGCTTTAGATGCTGATATTTGGGGTGAGCTAGATGGCATTAACGAGGGAACTGAACTTGCTGCTGATGATGCTATGCCTGATGCTGAATTTCAGGCAGCATTAGCAAACTTAGGCGAGAATGATGTTCCTTATATGGATGGTGGGTGTTCTTTTGTAGTTAATCCAACATTGATGGCTGACATCTTAGACCCTGCTGCAGGTATCTCTCGAAACTTTTGGAGAGCAGATGCAAGTGGAGATGGTTCTGTCTTAAATGCAGGTGGAACAAAAGGTTTCATGGGTAGATTATTTGGTATAAACACTTATATGTCTAATACTATATCTTCAGGTGGAACTTCATCAACAACATCAGGTGCGATTTTCCATAAGTCTGCTGCTGTATGTGCAGTTCAACAAAATGTAAGAGTTCAAGCAGAATATTCTATTGATGCTCTTGGTACTAAAGTTGTAGCTGATACAATATATGGGTGCAAACTTGTTGATAGTTCAAGCAATAAAAAAGGATATAGATTTAAGAATAAAGACTAATCTTAACCTTATAATAATTATATGGGGGTGGTTAATTCTATCCCCATATAATAAAGGAGAAAAATGGCTCAATATTGGTATAAAAAAGATAAAAGAGTAAAAAGAATTTCAGAAGATAATAGTGATAGAGATGTCGTTAAACAAGTTGCAGAATTAAAAGTAAAAGGGTATGTGCAAGTATTAGACAGAATAAACCCAAGTGCTACTATTATTGAACAACCTAAACCTAAAACAAAACCTAAAAAGAAATCTAAGGCAAAAAAGAAATGAAAGATTTATTAAAAAAAATTAGAAATGGTGGAGTAGAAAAGTTTAATGGTTCTCAACTAGGTATAAATAAAACAGGGAAAGGAAGTTTTCCACGAATGGATTATCAATGTGATGAGGATTATAAGGAAAGATTTAATAAAATTTTCAGAAAAACAAGTGAATCTTCTAAAACAGATTAAGAAACATGAAGGCTTTAAATCTTCTGTATATAAATGCACAGAAGGCTATGATACTATAGGGTATGGGTTTGCAGTAAAAGATTTAGTTATAGATGAGGATATAGCAGATTTAATCCTTATGAGAAAATTAAAAAGATTGCTAGAGCAAATAATAGCAACTTTTTCATGGTTTAAAGATAGTCCAGAGGATGTAAAATTTGTAGTTACTAATATGTGCTATCAAATTGGAGTTAATGGATTTTCTAAATTTAAAAAAACAATTTATTTATTAGAAACCGAACAATATAAAGATGCATCTGAGGAGATGCTAGACTCTAAATGGGCTAGATCCGATAGTCCAGGAAGAGCAAAAGAATTAAGTAAAATAATCGCAAAAGTTAAGTCAAGACAATAAGAGGTTATATGAAGGAAAAGGGTATCGTCAAGAGAGCGATAGTCACACCTGACAAGCATTTCCCCTTACATGACAAAAAAAGCATTAATGTGTTATGTAAGGCAATTGAAATAGTAAAACCTGATATATATATTGATTTAGGCGACATAGGTGAATGGAATGCTTTTTCTGTTTGGAAATTTAAAAGAAGAAAAGCTCCTCCATTAGAATACCTAATAAAAGATTTTAAAAAAGATGTAAGAGATGTTAATAAAGGAATGGACCAGATAGATGAAGCTTTGGATAAGGCTAATTGTGGTAAAAAATATATAACCGAGGGTAACCACGATAATTGGCTTAACATGGCAGTTGAAAAATATCCTTATATCCCTCAATATAAATTTTGTAATGCAGTTCGTTTGAAGGATAGAGGATATACTTATTATCAGTTTGGAAGGCGACTCAAGATAGGAAAGTTACGATTTTATCATGGGCATCTATATGGGGGGCAGTATCATACTGCTAATCATATAAGAAAAATGGGTTGTAATGTTATGTATGGACATTGGCATGATTTACAGCAAATGAGTGCAACTCATGAGGATGGAGCTAAATCTGCATGGAGCATCGGATGTTTAAAGGACATGAGTAATGATGCTAATCTGTGGTTAGGAAATAGGCAAACTAATTGGGCTCATGCTTTTGCAATAGTTGATTTTTTCCAGGGAGGTCATTTTACTGTTCATGTCATACAGATTATAAAAGGAAAAACAAGTTTATGGGGCAACTTAATTGATGGGAACAGATAGAAAATTAAGTTTATTACTTTTATTGTGGGTACTAGATAAAGTTATAATGATAATAATGTTAATGTTGTTAAAATGAATTTTTTAGAAATATTAGAAACATTTGGTGTTCCAATTACAATGTGTATTGCATTTGGATTCTTTATATGGAAACAGAATAAATGGATTCAAGATGATTTAAAGAAGGACATGGAAGAACAAGCAAAAAGACTTGAAAATATTGTCATAGGTCTTATTAATGCTCAAAAGAAATTACAAACAGATTTTGGAAAAGAATTATCAAGATTAGAAGGAAGTTACAGAGCTATATCTAATATAATACAAAAACTAAGTGGAAATGGATTAAAGAAGAAATGAATGATACATTGAAAGTTTTAGTAACACATCCTGAAATAGGTATAACAACAAGTTTAGGTTCAGGGGTTGTTCATTGGTTAGGTATTCTAAATCCAATATTAAGTTTTGTATCATTAGCGATTGGTATTAGTATAGGGCTTGTAACTTTGTATGGGAAATTTAAAAATATAAATAGGTAGCATATAAATTATGATACAAGCATTTATAGCTAAGAAATTAATAAATGTAGCTTTAAAGAAGATTATGAAAGCAAGGGAAATAAGGAACTTGCGAAAGTATGTTGAAGAAGATAATGAGCTAGATTTACAAGTTAGAGCTCATGCTAAACAGTTAGATAAGTATGGGAAGTATATAGAGTCGCTTGAGAAAGAAGTGGCTATTTTAAAAAAGGATTCACATCCTTCTCAAGAGTATATATGTTGTAGAGAATGTGGATGCAAGATAACTAAAACTAAAATTAGAAAAAAGGAGAAATAAATGTTTTCATTTATAACAGCAAATTGGGAATGGTGTTTATTAGCTTTGTATGTAGTAGAAAAAGTAATCAAATTAAGTCCATCTAAAAAAGATGACCTTGTTTGGGATATGGTATTAAAGCCAATAGTGGAGAAAATTAAAGGGAGATAATGCCGAGGAGTTTATCAAATAGTAAAGTTGAGGATTTTGAGCCTAGAAAGAAAAACCCTTTAGGTTTATTGGATGATTCTAATCTGGATTCAGAACTTAAGACATTACTTGTAGGTGGAGAACCATCAGGAATTGAATTATCTAAAACAAAGACTAGAATAAATACAGACTTAGAAATAAATTCCATTATTGGTAATGTTCAGATGACAGGTGGTATTTATATAAACGATACACAGAAATTAGTTTTCAATACTGATTTTGACCCTGTACTAGATGTTGGATTTGGTGGAGATACCTATATAACATCGCCTAGTAGTAGTTTAGGAGTTGGAAAGCTTGAAATATATTGTGCTGGTTTGAAAATGATATCATTGATAGGTGGAGATGCATTAGGATTACCAGAGCAAATTACAACTTTTGATTGTGATTTTCTTCTTACAAAAGGTAAAAAACTAATATTTGATAGTGATGATAGTCAAGATTATATAACATTAGATGATTCAAATGATGATTTAGAATTTTATGTTGAAAATACAAAGGTGTTTGAGCTTCAAGGTGATGGTGCTATTTTATTAAAAAATAATACCACGATTAATGCTACGACTGATGATATACTTGATTTCAGTACATCAGTAAGTGCTACTGCTTTTAAATGTGATGGTGGAATATATTTTGATGATGCAGGGGGTGATACTTATATTATTCAAAATGCAGGAACTGCCGACCAATTAGATTTTCATGTTGGTGGGGATATTCCTTTGGTAATAGGTCAAGGTGCTTCTGATTTTATAGCATTTGGAGCAGGGTATAGTGTTTATTTTGATGGTGGTGGAGACACGTATATACAAGAAAGCTCTGCTGATGTTTTAGACATTAAAGTAGGTGGAGATATGATTTTTCAAATTACTGAAAGTGGAGATGATGGAAATACAATAGATATAGATAATGCTTGTATTGGCTTTACTCAATTAGAGCCAACTTATGATGCAACTGCTACTTATGTCGATTTTAGATTCTCTAATAAGCAATTTGTAACATTTGGTGCAGGTAATATAACAAATCTGTTTTTAACTTTTCCATTAGTATCAGGTAATTTTGTATTATTATTAAAACAAGATGGAACAGGAAGTAGAACTATTACTAATTATAAAGTTAGGGAATTTGATGAAAGTCTTGCAGATGGTAGTGTTGCTCCTAAATTTGCAGGAGGCTCTGCTCCAACATTAACAACAGATGCAAATCATGTTGATATATTAAGTTTTTATTGGGATGCTGACAATGAAATAGCTTATGGTGTGGCTACATTGGATTTTCAATTCTAATGACTAATCAAGAATGGATAAATGGGATATTTACAGAATCTGAAACAGATTATAAAATAGCAGGTTTAAATATCTTATATAAGAATGAGAAAGAATATATTAAGAAGGGTGTAAAATTATTATGCGATAAATTAAATCCTTCATCTGTATTAGAATTTGGTTTTGGTAAAGGTTGGACAGCAACAGAGTTTCAAGAACAAGGTGTTAAGCATCACATTATACTTGAACCTAATAAAGAGAACTACAAAATGGCATTAGAATGGAAAGAGAATTATAGTACAGATTTAGAGATACTAAATATTTTTAGTTGGCAGTTTGAAACTGATGAAAAGTTTGATTTAGTTTATGATGATAGATTTTATTTCAGAAACGAAAAACATTATGAACATATGGATAAGATATTACCAATAAAACAATGGTATGCGAGCAATGCTCTCCAAGATAATAATAGAGAAATAGATGACTATCCTATATTTTTTCAGATAGATAATATTAATTATGTTCAATCTTTGTCCAAATATGGAGAATATAAAAAATGGCAACAATGATATTATTACCTGATGCAACTGGTATTTTTTCGACAGATTGGGTACCTGTTGGAGAAGCGACACATCACGAATGTCTTGATGATGATAATGCAGCTACTTCTTATGTTAAATGTTCTACTGATGCAAGGAATATGCAAATAGAATATGCTAATCCATCTGTTGCAGAGGCTGATATAGCCTCTATTGAATCTGTTAGATTTCTAAGTAGTGGTAAGGCTAATCATAGAAGCGACCCATCTCTTGTTGCTATATCATTTGCAGCTCCTACTGCTGGGTTTTCAGAAACTGTATCGTATGATGCTCATCGTACTAATTTTGAAACAATAAATGGAACTGCAAGAACAACATCAGATACTTCTAGTGCTTGGACATACTCTGATTTGGAAGATTTAGAGATGCTATGTATTAAAAGTGGAACTGTTGAAGTATATTTATCATATTTAGCACTTGAAGTAACCTATACAGAGGCAGCAGGAGATAATTCAGTATTTTTTGGATGTAATTTTTGAGATTTGTAAATTAACATGAGGATGTATGAGAAAATATGATGAAGAAATAAAGAAATACAAGAATGAAGCAGAAAGATTGAAAGGTGCTTACTTACAATGTTTAGGTATAATTCAATATTTAGAAGGTAAAGAGAAAGAAGAAGAAGAAAAGGAAAAGAAAGAAGGTAAATAGATGGCAAGTTTTACAGGTAACAGTATAAAAGATGTTTATAAAGATATTCTCCATACAAGTAATTCAAATAGTGGTCTAAGCACAACTATTAAACAAATTACTTGTGGAGATGGAGATACAACTGCTTTATATCTATCTCAAAGAAATCTAAAAGTGCAACCTTCTGCTGATACAACTACTAATACTGTTATATATGATGCCGATGGAAATGCGCTTGTTACTGTGGACTCTACCAATGATCTAGTTAAAGCAGGTATAGGTCAACACACTATCAACACACAATATGCACATTTTGGAGCAGGAAGCTCTAATACAATATGGGCAGGAGCTTCGTCAGGTACTCATTATGCAGTTCCTTTTAATAGTATTCAACCATCAACCTTGGTTAGTGGAGGAACAGGAACAGACCCTGCAACATCATTTACAATAGCAACTACTGCAGATGATATGGTTGGAGTTTTATGGTATCTATGTGATAATATTACAATAGATAGAATTGTGTGGTTTGCAGGTGGAAATGCAGCAAGTTCAGATACTTTGAGAGCTCATTTAATGAGCTATACAATAGATATAGGAGGTTCTGCTTCTGGTGGAGATTTATCAAGTGGAGCTGTATTGGCATATTCATCAGATATAAGTAATTTAGGATATGAACAATCATATTACAATCAAATGACAATATCAACTGCTGATGTAAATGCAGGTAAAGCTATAATGTTCTTTTTTAGAGCAGATAGTGTAAATTCAGATTTCACAATTAATGCAACAATAAAATATCATTTAAGGTAAAGGGAGTAATAATGGCACAAGGAAATATAAATTTAACAATTAATGGGAGTAATTTTGCAAAGCAAAAGACATATAATAATATATTTGAAAACTCCCAAGAAGTAGATAATACAGATGGTTTTATAAATGTTCTAACTGTAAGTACGACTAAGGGAGCTAATACTGTTAGTAATGTAAAGGCTTTATGTGTATATAATGAAGGCACAGTAGGAGTTGAAATTCAGTTTACATATCAAGAATATAAAGATAATTCTAATACAGACCAAGGAAACTCGGTAGATTTAGGTGGTGGAGCTACTGTTACAAGATATGCTACATTGCTTTTGCCTGCAGGAGATTTTATTTATTTGCCCAATGGAAGATTACTTGGTTATAATGCTGATGCTTCTGGTGCTAATGCTACCTCTATTTCTAATACTGCTCCTGATTCAAATGAATATACAGATTCAACAGCAGATTCAGATGATGGGACAGGTGGCGATATAACAGGTTCTGCTTCTGAAACTAAGGTATTTTTAGAGCCATATACAAGTGCTGCGAATTGTACTGCAAATTTATTTCATGTAGGAGATTTAATTAGAGTTAATAACGAAATAATGGAAGTAACTGCTATTGGAGATAAATCAGATGCTGCAAATAATTATTTAACAGTTATTAGGGGAGCTCATGGTTCTACTGCTGCCTCAGACCATGCAGATGATGCTGATATTAGATTTCCATTTTTTAATGCCTACAACAACTATGATAAATATACTGTTGCACAAACAAACAAAAATGGTAAGTTTAAAGCAATGAACTTCTTTGGATATGGAAGAACATTAGATAATGTTTCTGATGGATTAGTTCCAGGTTCTGTATGTTTTAAATTTTATAACCCAGGTTATCAAGAATTAGGTTTGTCAGGAATTACTGCCAATACAAATTCAGGGCTCTCCCCATCTACAGCTATGCAGTTTACCATTTCTGTGGATGGAGGGTCAGCATATGATTTAGATTTTACCACAGACTCCAGCAATGTCAATTTCGGAGGAAAAAATGGTGTTCTAAGCAAAATACAAGATGTATTTGATACTCAGTATTATACATCAGGCAACCTATTTGAAAAAAGAGTAACAGTAGGAATAGTAAATGGAGATGTTAGATTTACTTCAGGTTCTACCCTTTCTACATCTGCAATAGCACTAGGAGATTCAAGTGGTGGTGATACAGATATATGGGCAGCAGGTAGAATCCCTGCAGTAGCAAGTGTTGAAAGTGCAGTAGCTGCGAGGTTACCTGAAGATACACTTAGAGATAGAGTTACTTATGAAGAAAGACCAAATATTGGTTCTATAATGTATGATGATGGCAATGGTAATTTAGTAGGGGCAGGTAGTGGTACTATAAATTATGAAACAGGAGCTTTGGATTTTACAGCAGGAGCTAATGCAGAATTTGTGATTTCAGCTACTTATCTGTCTGCACATAGTGGTGGAACTGATGTAACTACAACAAGTGGCGACAATCACATAACATCAATAGGAGCTAGAAGTACAAATCAAAAATTAAATGCTAAGGTTAAAGTCATAGCAATGAACTAGGAGGTATCATGCCTTATAGCAAGTATGGTAAAAAAGCAGGAAAAAAGAAAAAAAAGAAAAAAAAGAAAAGAGGTAGATAGATGGCAACAGCACCAACATATTGTACACATAGACAATTAAAGGATGTATTTCCTCAAGTAGATTCATTTGACAATAAAAGAGCTTTATATGGATGGAAATCAGGATTAACAGATTGGTATGACACAAGTTTAGATATTTTCTATTCAGCTAATGTGGGACTAATCACAAAATTATTTGTAGATGGAGTAAAGATTGATAAGATTACTTATAATACGACTGAAACAACAAAATTAGATGGTGCATTAACTGCAAGTGCTGCAGTTTTTTATGTTGATGCTTCACATGGATTAGAAGCAAATGATATAGTAAAAATTGACAATGAATATATTAGAGTTACTTCTGTAGATTCTGATACAATCTCTTGTGCAAGTGCTGGAACTAATAGAGGTTTATTTGGCTCTTCTGCACAACATCATGCAAATGATGCAAGTGTTTATTTAATTATAGATGCAAGTACAGATGTTGGAGATTCTTCTTCAGCAGACCCAAATGCTTTAAGTTTTGTATATGATACACATTTAGATTTATGTTTACTTATAGGGAATGATTTAACTACTAATGACCCAAATAACAATCTTGTGGAAGGAGGAGAGGATTTTTCTACTTTAATTACAAGAATTACAGCTAATGCAAGTAGATATTTAGATAGTAGGCTTGATCCTAATTTACCTCAAAATCAATTAAAAGATAAAGAAGGTAATTATGATTATATAATAATTAGAACAACTGCTCTTATAACAGCAGGGTTTATGATTAGAAGCCATGATGCTATATCAGAGATAGCAGATAAAATGATGGCAGAGGTTGACAATAATATAGAATTATTAAATACAGGGAAAGCAGGATTGTCTTGGCAAACTACTGGTGACTCATCAAAAGGTGTCATAAGAGATGTTACTTATACAGATGGTAGTGTAAGACCTGTAGATACAAGAGGTAGGTGGTCAGGTTCTTGGGATTTAATAAAAGTTTCCATTAGTGCTTCCACAGCAGGAGCTATAGGTACTGCTAAATTTAATGTATATGTAAAAGATTCAGATGGATTAAAAAATAATCAAGTTGTAACCGAAGAAGTTATAACAGGAGATTATCAGACACTAGCAAGTGGGCTTCAAATAAGATTTGGAGGTTCTACAGACTCAAGTGTTGCAACTGCTTCAAATGAATGGGAAATAGAAGTAGTAGGATATAATGAAGAAATAGATCTTAATAATACAGGCTCAAAGAAGATGACCAGAGGTGGAGCTGGAATTTATGGTAATAAGGGATATTAATAATGGCTGTTACCTTTACTAATAATTGGAAGAACATTTTAGATAAATTAGAATCTGTATTAGAAACAGAATTTAAAGGAACATTAAAAGTATATAAAGGAGCATCTATTCCCAAGGGGATTAACCAGGCTTTACAGCTAATTCCAATAGAAAGTGTGCTCTCTGAATATAATACAAATTCTGAAACAAGAGAGTTTTCAGTTACGATAAGATTTGTTTTTGCTGAAGCTAATGTTAATGAAACAGCATTAGATCATATTTTAAGACTAGTATCAAGAGTTGGAGCTCTTATTGCTAAAGACAATATGTCAATGGATTTATCTGATGGGAGTCGTGCTTTTAATTGTAGGCTTGAAAGAGAAGTTTTAAATGCAGAACCTGAATCAAATATTCATGTTACAGAATGGGAATGGAAATGTCAACATTTAGGAAATACAGGTTAGGAGAAGAATGAAAATTAAATTAAAAAATAAGGACAATCCAATTACACAAATGTGGTGTTTTAATTCTAGTGGATATAGTTCTGACATAATAAATAAAATAAATTCAGGTAAGCAAGTAGAGGTTGAAAGAGTACCTAGATCTGCTTTGGAATATGTAGAAGAAGTAAAAATAATCAAAAAGAAAAAGAAAAATAAGAAGGAGGAAAAATAAATGGCTATTTCAACATCAGCCTATTCACCAAAAGAATTTCAAGTTTTAATAGCAGAACAAGATGCTTTTGGTACAATAGAAGCATCAGGTGGAAATGATTACCATGCACTTGATGTAGATTCAGTAGGAAGTCCATCATTAAATCCTGTTCAAGGATTAGATGTCAGGAATGGAAGTAGAGTATTACAAGCAACAGATTTCTTTCAAGATGTTAAAACATCTGTTAAAGAAATATCTGTATCAGGTACAGCAACAACAAATGCCCTTGATTTGCTCTTAGAAAATATAATGGGAGAAGCAGAAGGTTCTGCAAATGGTGTATATTCATTTTTATCGAATAAGGCAGTACAACAAGTTGGAACAGGAGATGGCTCTCTTGTAGGTACTATGCTTTCTGTAGTAATTAAATCAGGTTTTGGAACTAATGCTGATTTATCATTTAAAGATTGTGTTGTTACAAGTTTGACCTTAAATGGTGATACAGGAACAGAGGGTGGAAGAATTAAATTTTCTTGTACATTCCAAACTGGCTCAACAGTTGAAGATTTGACAGATGCATCTACAACAGTAGATACAGCTTTTACTGCTGCTTCAGAAAATTATCTAATGAGTTCTTGGGCTGACCCTGTTTATAGAAAAGTTGTAGGAGTGAATAATCTTTTAGTGAGTTCATTTTCTTTAGCACTTGCTAATCCAGCGACTTTTCATGGAGTAACAACAGCAGGATATGAACTTGTTACAAGAGCAGGTGAATTTTCTGCAACTTTAGATACAACAGTTAAATATGATGATGTAACAGAAGATATGTTTCAAGTTTTAAATAATCAATCTACAGGAGCATCACAAGGAATTACATTACTTAATGATGATGGTACTTTAGCAGATACTAAATTTGGAATCAATATACCAGCATCAGTTTTAACGAATGTTGCATTTAATGAAGGTGATATTATGATGTTAGACTTGTCTGTTAAAGCAGTTGGCTCAGGTGTTGGTTCATCAACAGCATTAGTAGAAGTTGCTTGTTAATTAAATAAGAGGTAATATGAAAGTCAAACTCGAATCAGGTCGTGAGGTTGTTTTTAATGACCTTACAGTAGATGAAAGAGATGAACTTCTTGATTCTGTAGAATATGATAATTCTAAAAAGGGTGTTAAAATAAAAATGCTTCACTCAACAATGACTAAGTTTATTAGATTGGGTATTAAAGGTTCTGATGATAAATTTATAAAATCATTAAAGTTTAATGAGAAAAGCGACATCTTTCAAAAGATACAAGGGGATCTAATGAACATGGGGGAAGAAGAAGCCTCAGACTAGCTTTAAATGTTATGTTTGAGGCTTGTCAAGGTTGTATGTATGAGGAGTACCCTTATAAAGCTCAAATACCTGTTTTAATCAAAGGAAATCGCCCAACTTGGGAGTTTAAGAGTAATAAAGATATTTGGAAGGTTATTGATTTAATAATACAGGAAACAAATGAGCATAATGCAAAAGGCAATCAGTTTGACATATCATCGACAGTTCAAGCTCAATTGCCTTTTTTTACATGTGCAAATAGAATATTTGACAAAGAATCTCAGAAAGATATACAAAGGTATTTATATTGTGAAAAATTTCATATACCAGCATATAAAGGAAGCTATGG